TATTTCGGCACAGACGTCCCGGATAAGTCTTATTACTGGCAAGGTCAATGTTATATGGACCTGACCGATACGGACGAGTTTTGGTTGATTTATGTACTGTCTGACACACCGCAACATCTAATCGAACGTGAGATGTTCAGTTATGCGCGTAAAATGGGAATGACTGATCCGGACGAAGCGATTTGGGATCATTTTATGAAAGACATGACATATTCGGACGTGCCAGACGATCTAAAAATCAAACGTTATATAATCAAGCGAGACGACAAGGCGATCCAGTCAATCCATGATCGGGTCGAATTGGTTCGGGATTATCTGACGCCGTACATTGAATTGAATCAGGCTTATTTAAAATAGCTTTGTTGTGTGTGGTGACCAAATCTGGCGTTCCGGGTTTCTCCTTGACCCGCGTCAAATCACCACATCGGGGCGGTTCGGACTGGTTAAACCGAGCCGTCCCATCGAATTAAGGGCGTGACTTTGAGTCGCGTCGGGCCGGTGGGTTGAGGGTTCGACCTGCCGGCTCACGAGATTGCCCGTAATAGCATAAAGCAATGCACCGCAAGGTCGGTTATTCTGGATGCAAATTCCAGTACGGGCGCAAATTAATAGAGAGGTAGAGATGAGACAAATAATTGGATTTATCATTGGTGGAATAATTGGATGGGCCGTTGGACATTATATCGTTTGGCCGTTAATATTAGATAGTATGATATCAAATTGCCCCAAAATAGTTCACACCATTAAAGGCGATGCGGTACTATCGAGGGATTGCAACGATCAGGAATATATCTGGACACCCGCACCGTACGGAAACAATAGAGTCTATAAAAGAGGAGACGAAATCGAATGAAAACAATAATATTACCATACTTAATCGACACGTTCACCCAATGCCGTGAGGATTTTTTGATCCAAGTCGCAGATAATTTGACCAAATTACTTCACGACGGATCGGACGAAATCACCCGACAGATGGCGTCAGAAATGCGGACAATATCGGATAAGAATTTGGAGTTGATGGAAACTAACGCGGGATTGGAATCAAGTAAAAGGTTCGACCATAAACAATTAGGAATTTATAAAAAGAACGACCTCGAATTACACGAAACAATCCGCAAACTCAAACTAAAACAGGCCGATCCAGTCCAACGGAATAAGGAACTCCGCCAGGTCGAAACGGTCATAATCGACGGACTCGAATATTATCGGGTCGTGGCGGATCGGGATGTGGTGTGATGAGTGTAACTTATTCGTTCGTCTGCGACGACTGTAAAATTCGGTGTTGGGCGGGGCAAAGTCAATACATATATGGATATAATTATATTTCTAAATTTTTACATAATCATATCGACCACAATTTAAGATTTATTAACGATCATGTTTTTGATGAAAGGTCAGATTACTATGAGGATGCAGATGAGTCGGACACCTCAATTAAGCCAAAACCAAAACAAGACTAGAAAACATAATGTATCATAACAGCCAGAACATAACCGGCCCGGGACTACAAACCAAATCAGCCAAAGCAGGGACGCAAGATCAACGCGTCTTGGATTGGTTTAAGCGGTACGGCGGCAGACATACACCAGGTGACGTATTTATGTCGTCTGGTATATTCGACACGAATTATCCGACACGGATCAATTCAGCACGACGAGCAATATCGAATCTGACCAAATCAGGCGAACTGACCAAAACGAACCAACGGAAACAATGTCCAGTCACCGGCGAGATGGTGACGTGTTGGGAGTTGGCAACGGATCAAGTGGGGTTGTTTTGAGAATATTAAATCTATACGCCTGTTTAGGCGGTAATCGTTATAAATGGGACGAGGTTGCAGATATAACCGTCACAGCAGTGGAATTGGATACAGAACTCGCAAAGTTATACCAGGAACGATTCCCAAATGATACCGTCATTGTCGCGGATGCACATAAATATTTATTAGATCATTACAAAGAGTTTGATTTTATATGGTCATCCCCGCCCTGTCCGACGCATAGCCGAGCCAGATTTTGGGGGTTTGGGACGAATGGTAAAAATCCGGTTTATCCAGATATGGGATTATATCAAGAAATATTATTTTTGCAACACCATTTTAAAGGTAAATATTGCGTTGAGAATGTAGTCCCATATTATGAACCAATGGCGTTTCCATATCAAAGAGGACGACATCTATATTGGACTAATTTTGAGTTACCGACTATTCTGTCAGATCGAGACATCCCGGCGTTTACCCGAACAGATGCAGTAAAAAAATTATGTGAGTTCCATGATTATAATTTTTATCAATATAAAGGCAAGCAGCGAAAGGAGAAAATCGCTCGAAATCTGGTTGATTATGAAGCCGGCCGCACAATATTAGAGACAGCATTAAAAATTAAGCGGGCCGATAACGCGACCCAAACCAAACTATTCGAGGAGAACTAAATGTTTTTGATAATTGAAACCGAATACGATTCAGTCGAAAATCACAACTTCGCTAAAACAAATCTGAAATTCAAAACATCGATAACTAAAATCGAATTGGATAATCCAGATATAACAATAGTAAACGTCGATAATTTAAAAACGTGGGATATTTGTACCGGCAAATGGACCGATGTGGAGATGGTCTAATTTTTTACTACAACGACGCCCCGGTTTGGGTCGGATAGAAATAACTAAAGGAGAAAATAACAATGTTAATAAATGATCATTTCCAGAATTACAAACGATACAACGTCAGGAAAGCGCAATTAATCATTGCAGACATACCTTATAACGTCGGCAATAACGCATACGGGTCTAATCCTGCATGGTATAAAGGTGGCGATAATAAAAACGGTGAAAGCGAACTGGCAAACTCTGAATTTTTCGATACGGATAAGGACTTCCGCCCGGCGGAGTTTATGCATTTTTGCAATAGATTAATGCGGAAAGAACCGAAAGAGAAAGGTAAATCACCCGCAATGATTATTTTCTGTGCATTTGACCAACAGATGTATTTAATAGAATTGGCTAAAAGATACGGGCTTAATAGATATATTAATTTAGTATTCCGCAAAAACTTTTCAGCACAGGTATTAAAAGCAAATATGCGGATAGTTGGTAATGCTGAATATGGTTTATTGCTTTATCGGGACAAATTACCCAAATTTAATAATCATGGTAAAATGATATTTAATATTATTGATTGGGAATCTGACGACAAATCAGGATTATACCGGAAAATACACCCGACACAAAAGCCAGTAAAATTATTAAAAAAGTTGATCAATATATTTACAGATGAGGGCGATGTCGTAATTGACCCGGTGGCCGGGAGTGGATCGACTCTAATCGCTGCAATCGAATTAAACCGGAAGGCGTATGGATTTGAAATTAAAAAGGACTTTTTTAAAGAGGCAAACGAATGGATCGAGGCAACTAAATCGCAGGGCGATTTATTCCAGACGGTCAGTAAAAATCCGAACCAATCAAATCAATCTAAACTGTTTTAATGCATAAACTAACCCGGTTTGGGTGTATATTTAAACGATGGTTTTAATAGAAATTTATAATAAACAGAAACTCTTACACCCTGACGGCCTTTTCAACTGGGTATTTTGTCATCCATCACTATTTTTGGCGAAAAACTACCTCGTTTCTATTAGGACCATCCCGTCGGGGTGTATTTTTTTGGTCTGAATTATGGATGCCGGATGGATAAAATTACACCGCCAAATATTGGACAATCCAGTAATTACAAAAGACTCCGATCATTTCACTTTATGGATTTATTTATTGCTAAAAGCAACGCACAGACCGCGCGAAATACTATTTGATAAACAGCGCATAAAACTATCACCTGGACAGTTCCAAACAGGCAGAAAAGTAATGCAAAAGGAGACAAAAATAAATTCGTCCAAGATTGAACGGATTTTAAAAAAGCTAAAAACCGAACATCAAATTGAACAACAAACGTGTTCAACATCTCGTATAATAACAATACTTAATTGGGACACATATCAAAATAGTGAACAGGGTATTGAACAACGAGTGAACAGCGAGCGAACAACGAGTGAACACAGACAAGAAGTTAAAGAACTAAATAATCTTAATAACCATTCTAAAAATACTCTAAAGAGTTCTGACAATTCAAACCCACCAACTGGGCAGAAATTGTCCGCTCAAAAACAAAAAGATTTAATTCTGAAAGATCAATTCAATCAAGCCAGATTAAAATTCCCCGGAACGAAACGAGG